TTACCAAAGGGTTGAAGACCAAAACACTCGCCCGATAATATGGATTCTTTGTTCAAACTCATCTTTGCTGAGCTGCTCATCAGGGTAATCGGTATTATTGAAACTTTTAATAATCATTCCGCCGTCAGGGCGCGGGATCAGCTGTTTGACCCGAATCAGATTACCGTCACGGATGGCATACAGGTCACCGTCAATAATGGTTGAATTGTTGGCGGTATCGATGCCGACAACGTCTCCGCTGCGTAACATCGGTGCCATGCTATTGCCGATAACCCGGACTACCCTGGCATTGCGGGCATTAACCCCCATACGGCGTAAGGTATAGCGACGAAAAGGCAGCGCATAGATCTCATGCTCATTATCGGGCATTGCCCCGTCGCCGCAGGCAGCTTCAACATTCAGAACCGAGACTTCGATAAATTCATCTTTATCGTGATTCATTGATTCCCATTCTTCAACCCGCAGGCTACTGGCTTTGATCTCACCGTCGTACTCTTCGACCGGTTTGGTCTTAGCAATAACCACATCTTCGCCAAACAATAACCACTGAGGGCTAACGTTGAGCGCTTCTGCCAGCTTGTCTAAATTTCGTGGTGAGCGGGTTTGGCCGGATTCAATTTTATTAATTGATTGTTGGCTGACTTTGATCTTCTCTGCCAGCGTTTTTTGGCTTAATCCCAACTGCTCGCGCCGCTTAGCAACGCGTTCTGCTAACGTTTGCATAGTGATTCTCGTGATGTATAGAGGTATAAGATTAACAACTAAATATAGTTCTACTATAACAACTAATATGTGTTGATCAACCTTTAATTTTCCACTACTATACTACCACAACCAATTGTTGTTGATGTCCGGGGGATAAATGAACAGTATCAAGACAACTTTAGAGATGTGGGGCAACTGGGCTCGCTGTAATGTGGGCACCGAATATTCGAAGGTCAATGTGACTTTTCAGGCGGCTTTACCTGAGAGCGGGCCCTTACTTTTCCGGACTGATGATGAGCAAGGAATGGTGGTTGACTCAGCCGTTGCCGGGCTGCGCCATTACGACCAGTTAGCCTATAAGTTAGTGATTGCACACTATGTTTATCGAATTAGCCAGTCTAAACTCGCTAAGCAAATAGGCAAGGCTCAAAGCTATATTGCCGGGTTGTTAAGAATCGCAGAAGCGTTTATCGCCGGGCAAATTTTTGTTCAAACCGGTGAAGCCATTTCAGTTTAAAAGTCAACTAACGATGTGCCGAATTATCCTAACATGCTGCCTTATGGCAGCATTATTCATTTTAGGGGTCGACACCAATAAAGTTGTAATAACAAATAAAAGGTGTTGACTTCATCCGATTATCAGCTATACTAAGCGGTATAAAGTCACAAAGTTGTATCCAAAAAGAACCTGTAGAGAAACAAAAGCCCGCATATCAATGCGGGCTTTTTTGTTATCTAAATTTGCAATGGATACTGTGGCTTTATTGGATACGTACGCTCTGAGATTTGAGCGTTGATGTACTAAAGGGAGAATGGTGTCGTCAGCGGCGGCTTATTGCTGCCGGGTACTCATAAGAAGTTGTTAAATCACCTGACACTATTATTTAGTTACGGTTTACGTATTCATCGTTCGACTTTGGCCCCGCACCCGCGGGGCTTTTTTATTTCTGCCAATTAAGGATTGGAATACATCGATGCCAATGAAAGAACCACAAACATACAGCATATTCAGCCACGTTCTGGTGTTGCTAATGACATTACTCGGTGCCGTTGCAAGCTACGCCTATCGGATTCTCAACGGCGAGGAGTTTCGCTGGTCGATCCTTTGCCTGCAGGCCATCGTGGCTATTTTCGCCGGCGCTCTGGTGCTGTTGACCGCCAATTACTACCACTGGGCAGCTGAATTTGCCGGCGGGATTGCCGGGCTGGCCGGTTGGTCAGGGGCTGAGTTTATTAAAACATTAGAAAAACGTTTCTTGAGGCGAATAAATGGAGATCAAGATGATAACTAGCCAGAGCGGCATTGACTTAATTAAGTCTTTTGAGTCATGCCAGCTTAAGGCCTACCTCTGTCCGGCTAAGGTTTGGACTATTGGCTATGGCCACACGTCCGGCGTCAGGCCGGATGACAAAATCAGCGTGATGCAGGCCGAACGTTTTCTTAAGGGGGATTTGGTTCGCGTTGAGCAGGACATTCAAAAAATCGTTCGGGTTCCTCTGACTCAAGGACAGTTTGATGCGCTGGTTTCCTTTGCCTTTAACTGCGGAACTCGGGCGCTGAGCACTTCAACTCTGCTGCGTAAGCTCAATCAAAAAGAGTATTCCGGTGCGGCTCAGGAATTTTCCCGCTGGATATATGCAGGAGGCAAAGTCCTGGCCGGGCTTGAACGCCGGCGTCGGTTGGAAAAGCGGATGTTTGAGTCATGACTTTTTCGTTGAAGAATCTTATCGCCGTACCCGCGGGGATATGCATTGTTCTGTTGCTGCTTTACACACGCTGGCTGAGCAATGAGCTCGGTGAGCTAAAAAATATTAAGCAACAGGCAGTGGTGGCGTTAGCAGAAGAGCGGGCTAACTCAGCCAAGATCAGGACCCAGTACTTGCAAATCCAGGAGGTAATGGATGGTGTTGCAGAACAAAAAAGAGCGTCAGAAAAACGTACTGCAGCGTTGCAACGCGCATTGGCGCAAAGCCAACTGGCGAGTCCCTGCGTTGCTGAGCCCGTTCCTGATGCTGTTACTCAGCGGCTGCGTGAACGAGTCGCTGAAGTTAACGCCACCGCTGCCGGTGCCACAGGCCCTGTTTCAACCCTGTCTGGCCCCTGATTATCAGGTCAGACACTATGGGGACTATCCCGGCTATGTGGCTGAATTATTGTTGGTTATTCAACAATGTAACCAGCAGTTGGCCGGCGTTAAGCAGATTGTTGTCAACGATTAATTCTGTTTTTAACGGAAATGTTCCAAGGCATAAAAGAGCGATCTTTTAGAACTAAAACGCCTTCAAAAAATTAGTCGGCTCCCTCGGGCCGGCTATTTCATCAGGCGATTCTGCCACTATAAATCTGGAGATGTAAATATGTCACAAGGTGCTCGTCACTCTGTTTATTTTGTTAAAGAAGCCGTAAACGGTGAAACTCCTGCCGCTCCGGCACTGACCGTTTTCCGTGCGACTAAAAATACCTTAGATATTAAAATTAATACGCTGGAATCGGCTGAATTACGTAATGATGCTGAAACCTCAGATTTCCGTCTGGGCACGCGCAGTATCGAAGGTTCTTTATCGGCCGAACTTTCTTTTGGTACTTTTGACGATCTGATGGCTGCTGCACTGCGCAGTGACTGGAAAAACAACGTATTAACCGCCAATATCGAACGACACTCTTTTACCTTTGTTGATTATCAGGCCGACCTGCCGGATGGCCAGTACACCATTTATCGCGGTTGTGAAATTAATACCATGGCGCTCAACGTCAGTGCTGAAGGTATTACTACCGTGGAATTTGGCATTATTGGTCGTTCTATGGAGATCTCCGATACGCTGCCAACCGGCGCAACCATCAAAGATCGCACCACTTCAGCGCCAATGGATGGTTTCTCCGGTTCATTACTGGAAGACGGCAACCCGGTTTCAGTGATTACTGAAGTTAGCCTGAGCGTTGAGAATGGTATTGAAGCCCGCTATGCGGTGGGTTCTAAATATTCAATCCACGCCAAGCGCTAAAAAACGTAACGTAACCGGTTCGGTAAATACCTATTTTGAAGATAACAGCTATCGTAAAAAATTCTTAAATGAAACCGAATCGAATATTAGTTTCGATCTGATTGACCCGGCCAATGCGGCGAAGAAATATATCGTTAAAATTCCACGCCTGAAATTTACCGAAGCTCCACGCTCTGTAGACGGTGAGGGCGATATCATGCTGAACCTGAACTATAAAGGCCTGCTGGATACTACTGTGGGCGCCAGTATCCAAATTACCCGCGCCACCGCGTAATTAACCACTCCGGCATACATTAATACATTGCCCGTGATTTCACGGGCTTTTTCTATTTTAAAAAGGATAAAAAGATGGCCAGTTTTCATGATTTAAATATTGCGTCAAAGGCGAATGCAGGGATTGAGGTGGCGGTGGTGATTCCGTCCGCAGATACAAATGAAGGTATTCCAACGGGCGATGTATTAACGGTATTAAGCATTTTTAGCGAACGTTTTCGTAAAGCTGAGTCTGAAGGGTATCGTCGAATTCGTGAAAGTCTCAAAGCTACTGAGGATAAAGATCAAAAGATTAGCCAATCGGTTTATGAGGAAGTTGCTTTAGATTCTATTGCTCAATTAGTCAGCGATTGGAGTTATGACGAGCCTTGCACCATTGAAAACGTGAAAGAATTTCTTTCTGCAAACCCGCATATGTACGATCTCATTAACCGTCTTGCTGCGGACCACGCAGTTTTTTTCGGCAACGCCGCGACCAGTTAATTACGCGTTTGGCGGCGGAATGGGAACTTGATACACCTCCTAAAGGTAGTAAAACTCCTTTACGTAAGCACCTTGAGAGGGTGTGGAAAACAACGGGCAAAAAACCAGCTAAATTATTGGCTTTGGATAGAACAATACTTCCAGAAGAGCTGAGTTATATCTATCAGTGGTTTAGTGAGTTTTATTCAGGCCAAGCCTTTTAGCTATAGCGAATTAGAATCATGGTGCCGATTAACCGGTCGTCATCTTGATATAGTTGAAATAGATCTTATTAAGCGATTGGTTTTTTCTCGGAATGGTATATCTCCGTAATAAGATAATTTAGGCGGTATGAAATGGCTAATAAAGATATTGTTGATAGTAATGGAATAAATAAATCTACAGCGGCAATGAAAAATTATACTAAGAGTATAAAGGATGCATCTGAGGCGTTCGGTAAATTGTCGGAAGTATCAGGAACATATAATAAGAATGTTAATAGGTATAAAACTCTAAGGGTAAAAATTGATAAAGATGTAATTTCTAGATACTCATCACCTTATGTTGAATCTGATAGTGATAGACGTACAAGAACTGTTTTTAATGGTATAGGTTTGATTGGTGGTAAGTATGGCAAGTATGCCGATGTAACTAAGCTTTATGTCAATGCGGCAATTGATGAGAAACAGGCAGACCAGAAGAAAGAAAATAAAACGGTAGCTACATCATTTAAGAATTATGAAACGCTTAATCTTAAGGATAATAAAACAAAGGATGAATTTGAATTTGAAGCGGATTATAAATATTATCTAGAAGGTAAATTGAAGTTATTAAATGATGAGAAAAATAGGGAACGTATTTCTGCATTGAATGCTTATACTGAATCTAAAAATAGGAAGGTATTTAAGGGCGAAGGAGAGAATGGTCGAGATTTCATTATTGAACCTGACGCTAAAAATATAAATCGTAAGAAAGTTGATTTAAATAATGCTGAGATTGAATATGAAAAATCTAACAGAATGCTTAAGGACTTTAATGGAGGGTTATCATCAAGTTCTTTTAATGATTCAATTAAAGATGTAGCTAATATTGGCAGAGGCGATAATTCAGCAGACGACTTATCTAAGATTAATATGCTATATATTCAGCAGCATGGCTGTGTTTCTGAATTAATAAGAATGAAGCGTGAAGAACGTGAAGAAGAGAGATTAGCTAGAGAAGCGGCGCAAGAAGAAGAAAAACGACAGGCAGTTAATGCTGGAAGAAAGAGTGCTCAGAATATTCTGGACGACCGTGTATCCCCTATTGATAAAGTTGCTATTGATGAAAGAAATCAATTAGAGGCTATTAATCAATTACAGCAGAACGATCCATTAGGCGCTGAAGGATTGCTTTTCCATCGAACATATGAAGATGCTAAAACTGCAATAACAGAAAAGGCCTCGGAAACTCGTAAAGCGATGATGGATCAGGAGCGCCAGCAAGATATGGCTCTGATTAATACTGGTTTGGGGAGTATGAGTACTGCAGCCAATGGCATGATGGATATTTTGGAAAAATCCGGCAAAAAACAATCCAATAGTTATAAAGTCATGTTTGCTTTGTCTAAATCCTTTGCCGTTGCCCAAGCTTCTCTAAGTTTATATACAGCAGTTATGAAGGCTATGGGGAAGCCAATAGTATGCCTGAACGTTTCGCTAATATTGCGGCAGCTATGGCCTCAGGCGTTCAATTCATGTCTGTAATTCAAGGTATATCCATGTCCGGTCAGGCCCACGCCGGTATTGACTATATTCCTCGTGAAGGTACATGGCTGCTGGATCGCGGTGAACGGGTAGTGGATAGCCGGACCAACGCCGACTTAAAACAATATCTGAATAACAGCAACCGAAGTTCTGGCGGTAGTTCTATTTCCGTCAATGTTCCCCTTTCTGTTCAAAGTCAAGATTCTGGCAATCGTAGCGCTTCAGTGGAAGATGCCAATCTGCTCGCAGGCCTTATTAAAAGTAAAGTTTATGAAATTGTTACTAACGAACAGCGCCCTGGTGGGCTATTAAGCAGGGGATAACTGAGCATGAAAAAATTTAACTGGATTCCGGAAGAGTCAATCAAAGTGTCGGTTAAGCCAAAGGTAAAAGTTATCGCTTTTGGCGACGGCTATGAACAGCGTATTGCTGACGGAATAAATAACCAACTGCGTGAATACTCTTTAAGTTTTTCGGGTGATGAAGCCGATATTCGCGAAATCGATAAGTTTTTAACTGAACACGGTGCGGTAAAAGCTTTTGGCTGGACTCCGCAGGATACCTGGCAAACCGGTACTTTTAAGTGTGAAGAGTGGAGTATCACGGTTAATGGTTACTGGAATCAACTGAGCGCCAAGTTCCAAGAAATTGTGGCCTAATTTGCGGAGATAAATTATGAGAGATATTGATAGTGAGCTGATTCTGAGCTCCGCAAAAATCGAACAGGATGTTCTGCTGTCTTTGTATGAGTTAGACCTGACTCATATTGGCGGCGATCTATTTCGTTTCCATGATGGCGTAAATGAATTAAAACAGTCGATCATATGGCAAGGAAAGGCATACCAGCCTTACCCCATTCAGGCCAAAGGTTTTGAAGCTTCGGGCCAAGGAACGAGCAATCGTCCAACATTGACGGTGGCTAATATTACAGGCTTAGTCACTGGATTAATGCAGGATTTTGATGAGTTGGTAGGCGCAATAATTACCCGTCATCAGATGTATATGCAGTATTTAGATGATGAAAATTTTGTTGAAGGAAATCCTCAGGCAGATCCAACACAAGAGCTAGTTTCTCGCTATGTTATTGAACGAATGGGAAGCTTAACGGCTGACTTTGCTACATTTGAGTTGGCATTACCTTGTGAAAGTGATGGCGCATTGCTACCCGCCAGAACAATTATTGCTGATACTTGTAGTTGGCTGTACCGAAGTGCCGAATGCGGATATACCGGTCCCGCAGTTGCTGATGAATTTGATAACCCAACGAAGGAGTCTGACTGCGATAAATGTGGCCGTCGTTTAGTATCGTGTAAATTACGATTTGGTCGTAGTAATCCATTACCTTTTGGCGGTTTTCCATCAGTTTCTAAATTCTCTAAGTAATCAATATGATTGAAGAGAAAATATTGGCCCATGCTCTTGAGTGCGCGCCACAGGAATCATGTGGATTTGTTATTAAAACTAATTTTGGTCAACGTTATATACCCTGCAGAAATATTGCGCTCGATCCGACAGAATATTTTGAGATATCACCAGATGACTGGATAAAAGCCCATGCTGAAGGTGAACTGATTGCTCTAGTTCATAGCCACCCTGATGGGATACCTGTTTTAAGTCAGACTGATCGAACTATGCAACAAAGAACAAACCTTCCGTGGTGGTTGGTTTGTAATAATAAAATTTATAAATTTAATAATATAGCTCCTTTAATTGGGAGAGCTTTTAAGCATGGAGTAATGGATTGTTATACTTTATTCCGTGATGCGTACCATCTGGCAGGTATTAATTTGCCTGACTTTTATCGGGAAGATGAATGGTGGAAGAAAGAACAGAGTCTTTATCTAGACAATATGGAAAAGACTCAGTTCTATCGAGTTAATGACATTCAACCTGGTGATATTATTTTAGTTTGTTTAGGTAGTGAAAAAGCTAATCATTCTGCTATTTATTGTGGGGATCAATATGTATTACATCATTGCCCACAGAGATTAAGTAAGAGGGATGTTTATAGTGGCTATTGGTTAAATTATACAGACTCAATTTGGAGACATAAACAATGGCAACCGTACGGTTTTACGGCGATTTGCAACGATATGGCCGCCAGTTCAAACTTGATGTATTAACTGCCGGAGAGGCATTGCATGCATTACTATTACAAGTACCAGGGCTGCGCCAACATATAAAAAATGATTTTTATAGAGTAAGAATAGCAGGGAAAGATATAAGTCAAAATAACCTAAAAATTGGTATGTCATCATTATTAAAAAAAGGTGATGTAATTCATATTGTTCCTAGAAGTATGGGGGCAAAATCAGCTGTAGGAATATTTCAAGCTATCGCTGGAGCTATTTTAGTGGTTGTTGGTATCTATTCTGAAAACCCACAGCTGATTGCGACTGGCGCGGGTCTTATGCTTGGTGGTGTAATTTCTATGTTAACTAAAATGCCACAGACAAAAATTGATGGTAATACGACATCAAAAAATACGTATTTTTCTAATCTTGATAATGTGTTGGGACAAGGAAGACCAATACCTGTTTGTTATGGTGAAATGATGGTTGGTTCACAGGTGTTATCTCAAGGTCTAGAAACATCATAAACCCTATTTATTTTACTAGGAGTATTTATGGCTATAGTTAGATTTTATGGCGATCTTGAAAAGTATGGTAAGAGATTTAATTTAGATGTTATGACTGCCGGTGAAGCATTAAAAGCATTGTTATTTCAAATGCCAGGATTACAGCGTCATATGAATAATGGTTTATATCGATTAAGAATCTCGGGTGAAGATATATCTGAAAAAGATTTAAAAAAATCGATGTCTTCAGTTTTATCTGAAAATTCAGTCATTCATATTGTTCCTAAAGTTATTGGAGCAAAGAATGGAGTTTTTTCTTTTATCGCTGGGGCTATATTAGTCGTAGTCGGTATTATTATAAGTGGTGCGAGCTATGGCTCATTATCAGCATTTAGTGGCCCTATGATTGGTATTGGCGTTGGATTGATGGCCGGCGGCCTAGTTTCAATGTTAACCAAGTTACCTCAGACGAATATTGATGATAGCACTACCAATAATAATACTTCATTTTCAAATTTAGATAATGCAGTCACTCAAGGTCAACCAATTCCCTTATGCTATGGTGAAATGATGATTGGTTCAAAGACATTATCACAAGGCATTAGAACAGAATAACAATTCATTATTTAAACTGAACCCGCTTATGCGGGTTTTTGTTTAGGAGCATATTATGGGTAAAGGTGGAGGCAGTTCACGCACGCCAAAAGAGCAGGCTGATAATTTAAAATCTAGACAAAGCCTATCAGTAATTGATTTATTGTGTGAAGGACAGATTGAAGGGCCTGTTAATGGTTTAAAAGGAATTTATTTAAATAAAACACCCGTTCAGGGTGATGATGGAACTAATAATTTTGCCGGTGTTAATGTGCAATGGACTGCAGGAACGCAGGCTCAAGATTATCTATCTGGTTTTCCATCGTCCGAGAATGAAGTTCCTGTTTCTAGTGAAGTTAAAAAGAATGTGCCACTCACAAGAACCATCACCGATCCGGATATTGACCGACTTCGTGTAACCGTCGGCGTCGGCGCGCTGTTTTCTCAAAATGATAAGGGTGACGTTAACGGCGCTTCAGTCGAAATGCTGGTACAGATTGGCAACGGCACTACTTGGCGTACCGTTGAAACGGTTAAAATTGAAGGTAAAACTCGCAGTCAGTATTTACGTTCAGTGATGATTGATAATTTGCCCGAGCGTCCGTTCAATATCCGGGTTATGCGTCAGACTGACGACAGCACTTCGTCAATGTTAGAAAACAAAACCCTGTGGTCCAGTTATACCGAAATTATCGATACTAAGCTGACTTACCCCAATACTGCGGTAGTCGGATTGCAGTTCGATTCGGCGCAATTTAACGGCGTGCCCAGTCGTAATTACTTAATCCGCGGCTTAATTGTTAAGGTTCCGGCCAACTATGATCCTGCGACCAGAAATTATCAGGGCATGTGGGACGGTACGTTTAAGCTGGCATGGACCAATAATCCGGCCTGGATTTTTTATGATTTGGTGATGAATACCCGTTACGGCCTTGGCAAACGCCTTGGATCTTTCGGTTGTGATAAATGGGCGATGTATGTCATTGCTCAGTACTGCGACCAGCTGGTTGATGATGGGTTTGGTGGTCAAGAACCACGAATGACCTGCAACGCCTATATTACCGATCAACGAAAAGCTTACGACGTTATCAGCGATCTCTCCTCCGTTTTCCGGGCGATGCCGGTATGGGACGGATTACAGATGACCTGCATTATGGACCGGCCTGCCGATCCCGTGTGGCGTTACAGCAATGCTAACGTGGTTGAGGGGAAATTCTCTTATTCAGCCAGCGCGCAAAAAGCGCGACATACCGCGATTCATGTACGCTATATCGATCCGAAGAATGGCTGGGAAGCGGCCACTGAATATGTTGCTGATGACTCAATGATTGCCCGCTATGGCCTTAACGTCAGTAAAGTCGATGCCTTCGGCTGTACTTCTCGCGGTCAGGCTCATCGGGTAGGCAAATGGATTTTAGAAACCGAGCGGCTTGAAAAACAAACCGTTAACTTTGCTATTGGCCGTGAGGGAATTAAACATCTTCCCGGCGATATTATTGAAATTGCTGATAATAACTTTGCCGGAGCACGCATTGGCGGGCGGATTAAGTCTATCGATGGCCAGACCGTAGTGTTAGATCGTGAAATCGTTATTGGTGACAACGAGCAGGCGTTTCTCGGTTTTATCAATGCCGAAGGCAAGCCTGATCGGGTACAAATCTTTTCCCATCCCCAGCCTGATACGGTAGTGATTGGCAAAGAAGTCGAAGGGCTTGAACAGTGGGGGATCTGGTCTCTCTCAACCGCCAGTATTGCTCCGCGTTTATTCCGTGCGCTGGGTATTTCTGAAGGCGAAGACGGAACCTATAGCGTTACTGCATTGCAGCACGTTCCGGAGAAAGAAGCGGTTGTCGATAACGGCGCCCGTTTTGAACCCGATGCGGGAACGGTATTTGGCGGGAAAATTCCGCCGGTGGAACATCTGCAGGTTGAAGCCATGCCTGAATCAGATCGTTATCAGGTCAGGATGACCTGGGACACCCCGCGCGTAATGAGCGGTTTAACCTTTGACGTTAAGCTGATGCGTGAAGGTGCGATCCATAAGCGCCAGACCGTGAGTGATACCGAGTTCTTCTGTGGCGATCTGCCGTTAGGCAACTATACCGCCAGCGTTCGGGGCAAAAACCCGGCCGGGCAGATTGGCAGTGAAACCACCGTGGTTTTTGAAATCGGTCCTCCTTCTCTGCCTGATTATCTGCAGGTTACCGCCGGGAACTTTAACGTCACCATTAAGCCGGTGAATACCAAACCCACCAGCTTAGGCACGCAGTATGAGTTTTATAAAGGGATGTCTGAATCTGAAGTTCTGGCACAACAAAACTCGCTGGGTCGGGCATCGATCCTTAATGACGTTAACTGTATGCCGGATACTGAATATTGGTACGGCGTGCAGGCGGTTAACTCCATCGGTCGTTCCAGCCTGTTGGTAGAAAAGGTCACAACCAAGCTAAAGCCGGAAGATATTCTGGACCTGATCGGGCCAGAGATTCCGAAGCTGGATTGGGCAAAAGAATTGTCTGAGATGGTGGAAGAAAATACGTCTAATGTGGTCCTGCTTTCCGACCGAGCGGCGCTGGTGGTGAATAAGGATAATCGGGTTTCTGGTATTACCGTAACCGCCGGCGATGAGGCGAGCGCAATAGATTTTCTTGCCGACTTTGTTTCATTCAGCGACCCGGACACACTGGAACGCAATCTTTATTGGGATAACAACCGTAAAGCGCTGGTGTTGAAAGGTGAGATCCAACTGCTTGACGGCAGCAGCGTTTCATCTAAAAGCGATCTCGGCAATGGTGCCGGTGGCATTTTCCGCCTCCAAACAGGTTCGGGAGCATTCCCCGGTGATACGGTAACGGCCAACAGGCTCTTTACCTCAGCCTTTGATACTGAGCCGGGCAAAGATACCGTATTTACAGTTTATGCATTAAACGAACTAGGAAAGATTACCCGAATAGAATCGAAAATGTATGACGGCACCGGTTGGAATACACCGAAGTTATTTATTGATGGTGATTTGGTAGCGCTGGGGACGATTAAAGGGGATCGGTTAGTTGCCGGTACTTCGATTAATGCGCCGGTAATTAATGGTGGTTCTATCAATATTGGGAATGGACAATTTACGGTTGACTCTAATGGTCGAATGGTTGCTCAGAATGCGCAAATTGTAGGTAATATTAAAGCTAATTCTGGTGAGTTAAATAATGTAACTATTAACCAAAACTGTAATATTAAGGGGGCGTTAAGTGCAAATAATATTGTTGGAGATATTACTGCAACCTATTTGGCGCCGTCCTTAAATGGTTCATGGCGTGGAGGAGCTAAAAAAGTAACGTTGAGTCATACGTTCCGTTATCGCGGAGGACAAGGGTATCCCATTTCTATTTCAATACCATCTGCAAATATAAATCTTCAAGCTGCGGGCACCTTAGATAGTTGTACGAGTACAATTCGAATAAATGTAAATGGTATAAATATAATTAATAAGGCTATCAGTGTTGTTAATTCTGCTAGTGATAATAAAAGATTATATACATTAAGTTGTTGTAGTGGATATATCCTCCCTGCTGGATTAAGTAACGTAGAGGTCCAAATATATTTGGATATTAATGGGTACGGTTATATAGATACATTTACCGACCCTATCCCTATTATTTTTTCAAGGCAAGACTCAACGCGATTCTACTGAAATAATATTAATGTGTGATGTTTGTTATAACTTATATTCTTTTTTAAGGTGATTTTATGTCAATAAAAATATCGGGGATTCTGAAAGATGGAATCGGAAAGCCCATTCCAAATTGTACCATTGAATTAATTTCTAAAAAAACAACGCTAAATGTTATTACTAAAACGGAAGCTAATTTATTAATTGATTCCGCCGGTTCATATTCTATGAATGTAGAGCCGAGTGAATATTCCGTATCACTTTATATTGAAGGTTTTTCTCCTAAATATGTAGGTAATATTCGAGTCTATTCTGACTCTAAACCCGGCACATTAAATGAGTTTCTCATGTTGCCGGGTGAGAGTGATTTAACCCCTGAACTGGTTGCTATCTTCTTAAAGCTGCGTGATGAAGCTGAACAGGCGGCAAAAGACGCTAAAGAGTCGGCAACAGAATCTGCGGCATCTGCGGGCGAAGCTAATGCCGCCGCAGAGAGCAGTACTGATATTCTAAATCAGGTAACAGAAATACACGTTGATATCACGAATAAACATGAGCAAGTAGGTTTAGATGCAACGGAAATTAGAGAGGCGGTAGAAACGGCAAAGACGGCGGCTGATTGGGCTGGCACATATGCTAATCAAGCTGCAGGGATGGCACAGGCCGCAGAAAATCACAACAATTATGCTCAGCGGGCTGCTCAAGATGCAGAGAAAGCAAAGGTTGCCTCTGAAGCATCCGCAAAAAATGCGTTAAGTTCATCTACGGCGGCGGATAACAGCAAGGTTGGGGCGGAGTCTGCAAAAAGAGAAGCGGAAGCCGCGGCGCTAACTACAGCTCAAGATAGGGCGGCTGTTAGTGCGGATAAGCAAACAGTATCTAATGACAAAGCCAGCGCAGAGCAGGCCGCTGACGCAGCGCGTGCCAGCGCATTAGCCGCGGAATCTGACAAAGTTAGGGCAGAGGCGGCGGCAAGCAATGCCAGTGATTCAGCATCGGCGGCTAATGCTAGTGCTGTTGCTGCCAACGCGGCAGCTAATTCTGTTAAGTCGCTATCAGCCACAGGCGAAACACTATCGCCTGGTTCTCCTGCCTCCGCTGAATGGGATGCTGAAAGTAATACTTTAATTATTGGTGTGCCGCAGGGAGATATTGGACCTCAAGGCGAAAAGGGAGAGCAGGGAGAGCAAGGTATTCAAGGCTATAGCATCAGGGGCGATAGAGGACCTCAAGGCGAAAAGGGAGATAAAGGCGATCCGGGAGAGCAAGGTATTCAAGGCTATAGCATCAAGGGCGATAGAGGACCTCAAGGCGAAAAGGGAGATAAAGGCGATCCGGGACCAGCATCTGGAGTTAATGAAGCACCGGTAGATGGTAAAATCTATGGAAGAAAAGATCTCGCCTGGTCGGAGATTGTAACGGGTAATAAATATCCATCAGCTACATCAATCACGTTTGACTATGACGACATTATTTGGCCGACATTTATGGTTAGTGAAGGGACTCAATAAGAGGCCCTGTGTTGAATTTGAGAGTGGGCGCAAATGGCTTGTTGTCTGATGTGAAATTTATGTTCACACCGACTGCCGGTCTATGGCCTGAGAATGCTTATATTGCGGTTGTTTACGCTGATGTGTCTAATTTCGGTATTTTTGGAGGTCATCGACGAAGTAATACAATAATGAATGAAAATTCGTATGTCACAACCGATGTTGGTGATTTTAATATCGAACCGTACGACAGTTTTTATCATTACGATATGGCACTAGTTATCAAATCCGATGGACCGATAAATTTTTCTAGGGTGATTATGATTTGACGGGTAAGCTGACCGTGTATGGAACTGCGCTCATTAACGATAGCAGAGGAACTTACACTAAACGGATAATTAATACTATCCCGATGTCTGCATCTATGATCGTGATTGGGAGTTCAATCATAGACCCGTTAATTAAATAAAATCCTAAAATATAGCCCCGCCGTAGTTATGCGATTATGCATATTACGGCAGGCCTTTTTTAATCCACGGTTTATTTGGTGATGTGAATTAGTCAGCATTGGCTTTAATAAAGTGGCCTGATTTTCCGAGTTGGCATCACCTGTGATACCAGTTTGCAGGTCACTCTCTTATTGGCTAAATGATGACTATTTTATGAACTTAAAGGCATTACTAATACAAACTCAGAGAGATTCCCTCTTTTTAATGATAACAGAAAGAATCTGAAATACGGCTAGATAACAAATAAAAAGTGTTTTAAACAACTAAAAGTTGACATTATCGAATTATCAGGTATAGTAACCCCTATAAAGTCACCAAGTTGTATCTCTACCCGTCATACTTCAAGCTGCATCTTTGTTGGCTACGCTCGCTCACCCGAATCACTTACCTCAGTAAGCTCATCGGGACTTGCTCCCTTGCCGCCTCAATGCAACTCGAATTATTTAGGGTAATGTGACTTTAGGCAAAAAGGCCCCGGACTTATCTCCGGGGCCTTTTTGTTTCTGATATTCAGTCAATATCTTCTGTACTAACCAACCCGGCCATACCAAAAGGCTAACCATGACAAATATCATTCAACAGCAGCTGAAAAGCCTGCTGCAACCCTTGCTGGATATCAGTCTGATTATTAAGGGCGAAAGTACGCCTGAAACACCTTATGCCGAGCTGAGTACCGTTGCGGTGACCGCATTAGGTATGTCGGATGAGGTCAGTCAGGGTGTGGACGAGCAGGGCTATCTGACCATTCGTGGCCAGCGTCGGGCTGAAATAGCTATTCACTATTTTGGCGCTGACGGCGGAAACCATGAGGTGGTTGAGCAACTTTGCAAAATCACCGACGGATTAAAACGAATCACCGTGTCGGAGCAGTTCCAACTGGCACAAATTGGAATAGAGGGCAGCCCGGAACTTAAAACAGAAATGAAAGAGGATGCCGAATGGACTCCGAACTCAGAAACCTACTTAAGCTTCTTTATCCACTATTCCGTCATTATCAAAGATGCCGTTAGCGTCATTGACAATATCCATGCTGCTACTGATGGCGGCGAAATTAATATTAACTTAACGAGGTAAAACAATGGGTTCTCTGAATCAGATTGTGAATGTAAATATTGCGCTAAGCACTACCAGCGTGCCGCGCGGCGTTTTTGGCGTACCGATGATTATTGCTCCGCTGACGACTTTTACCGAGCGTGTTCGGGTTTATCTGGACTATAACGCGGCGGTAGAAGATCAGCTGCCGGCTGATGTGCTGAAGGCGTTAAGCGCGGTATTCAGTCAAACTCCGCGTCCGCAAATGTGTAAAGTCGGCCGCCTGGAAGTAGACGCTGAAGGTAAAGTTGTTGCTGCTACCCTTGGGGCTCAGCTCACGGCTATTCAGGCTGAAGATGCTAACTGGTACGGTTTTGCGCTAACTGAACGTAATCCTGAACTACAAATGGCAGCGGCAGAATGGGCTGAAACCCAGACTAAAATGTTCTTCACCTCCAGCTCAGAAGAGGCGATTACTGATGCCAGCAGCTCTGACGACGTATTGTCTAAGCTGGCTGCGAAAAACTTCCTGCGTACTGCCGTGATTGTGGATAAACATGCCGCAGACCAGTATCTGGAAATGGCCTGGATGGGGCGTTGCTTTACTATTGCCCCGGGCGGCGAAACTTGGGCACTTAAACAACTTTCAGGTGTGCAGGCTTCTGACTGGAGTGCGACCGAGCAGCAAACCATTGTTAAGAAGGGCGGTAATACCTTTGAGCGCTTTGCGCCACAAATTTACCTGACAACGCCGGGTAAAGTGGTCAGCGGCGAGTGGGTTGACGTCGTTCGCTTCCGCGATTGGTTAGCCGATGCTATTCAGACCAGCCTGAGCACGCTGATGATTAACCGTAATAAAGTGCCTTATACCGACGGCGGTATTGCGCTGATCGTTAATAACCTGACCGGCAGCCTGATTGAAGGCCAGCGCGTTGGTGGTATTGCTCCTGACGAAATTGATGCCGACGGCAATAACGTTAAAGGCTTCGTGATTACCTACCCGCGCAGCGTCGACGTGTCATTCCAAGATAAGGCTGAACGGGTGTTGAATTTATCATTCTCTGCGCGCCTGGCCGGTGCTATCCACTTAACCAACATCAACGGCAACTTATCGTACGAATTACAATAATCGTACGCATTATAATAAATAAGGAACAACAAAATTATGGCAGCTGAATTAACAGGTACTTATAAAGGCGATCAGGTTTTTGTGACCGTGGGTCCGGTATTAATCTCTGGTTTTAGTGACGGTGATGCAATTACCGTGAAGCGTGCAGAAGGCCTTTATACCTCTAAAGTCGGAATCGATGGTGGTGTAGCCCGCGTGCGTAATGCAAATAAATCCGGCTCTATCGAAATTAAACTATTACAAACAAGCAAAGTGAACGATGAGCTCTCCGATCTATTTTACGTTGATAACTTCAACGAAGATGGTTCCCCGGTATTGCCGATCAGCGTAACTGACGGCAACGGCCGCACGCTATGTTCAGCCGGCCATGCCTGGCTGAAAAGCGTTCCTGATGTCTCTTTTGGTAAGGACGTCAGCGACCGTTTATGGTCGTTTGAATGTGCTGATTTAAAGATCTATATCGGTGGTAACTGATAGGTTTTTTTGTTCGATGTTGTAGCAGATAAATTAATATACACGTCTGGCTATTCTATTATTTGACCTAATTAAATTGAATTAAGGGAAGCTTCGGCTTAATACTTATTAGTTAAGCATTTCTATATTATGTGACTCCACTCAATCGTCATCCCGGCGAAAGCCGGAACGCGAGCCGTAGGTGAAGCAAACATTTGCGTAGCGAATGGCCCAAAGGGTGAGCGCCGCGAATCATCCCGGTTTTAGCTAACCCGCTGGCATTTAGCCTAAGGGCTGGACCCCGTTTTTCAACGGGGTGACGAGGGTAGTGGTTCCGTGATAACTAGGCGAATCATTGGCTTAAGTTTATTGACTGCTTTTAACTGACAGGCATTAAAGCTTCGGCTTCCTTTTTTTATGAGGATATTACATGCAAGTTGAAACTTTTATTATTGGCGAGCGGGAATATACCGCAAAGAAAATGAATGCCTTTGATGCGGGACGTTTTTTATTAAAAATCAAAAATATTGCGGCGCCGGCATTAACTGCATTTGCTCAGGCAAATAATGAGAATGAAGTAAATTTATTTGAGTTATTTTCCGGACTGGATGAAGAAACTCATGAAAAAGTGATCTTCCCGATTCTTGCCGCCTCAGCCGTTTATTCGATTGAAGATAAAAGAAAGGTAGCTTCAATTACTGATATGAATATGTGTTTCAACGTCGACACATTACTGGATTTTTATCTTTTAGTCTGGGAGGTGTTGAAATTGAATTTTGCCCCTTTTATCGAGCGCGCCAGTACCCACTTTGGCAAACCAGGCATCGGGCAAGCGGTCACCGAGTAAGTCACGATAGCGCCGGCACGCTACGCGAAGATCTACAACAAGAACTTTGGATATGGCGGCCCATTATGGCCAAGCTGATCACATTAAAAGAGGTTAAGGCCGGTGAGGTGGATATTGATGATTTATTAAAGCTCAATGCGCTGCTGGATATGCGTGAGACATTACAATTACAAGCGCAGCAGGAGAACCAAACATGAGCGACCAAAGCTTAGGGGCAGCAGGTATTTTAAAATCACTGGATGACTTTAGAGTGACGCTGCCCCAGTTGGAAAAAGTAAATAAAAATATTGATGATACGGTTAAAAGTATTGGCGTCAGGGTCAATATTAATCAAAGCGTAACAGAAGGTTATATTAAACAGCTGTCCGGGAATGTGAATAATCTATTTTCCGAGCTAAGTAAAGTTTCCTCTGCGGTATTAGAGCGAACGGCACCGGTACAGGCCAATATTAACCAAACGGTCAAGAAAGTATTTTTTATATCGAATATCACTGAGCGTATTAAAAATGATATTTCGATAAAAATTAATCTATCCCAAACTCAAAGTCAGACCTGTTCCGCTGAAGAGGAAAAATCTGAATCCTGTGACTGTGTTTGTATTTGCACCTGTGAGTGCGAATGTGCATGCCAGAGCGGAGATGGTGGGGGAGAGGAAAAAGATTGGAAAGATTGGTTTTTGAAAGTTCTGGGGGTATTAGCCGATGTCATAACGGTCATATTAGGCTGGAAAGCGGTGTTCGGTAAGTTAGGTCCTATCATTAAAGCTTTAATAGGACCGTTGTTACGAATTGGAGGTTTAATATTAAGGATTGGTTTATTAACGGCTGTCATTAGTTATTTCGGTAGCGTTGTCAGTTCGCTATTCTCTGGTCTAAAGTCGGCTCTAAGCTCAATCGGTGCGGCGATTAAATCTGGTTATTCCAAAGCTAAAACCGTTGTTTCTGGCGTTGCCGGTTCCGTGGTATCTAAAGCTAAAACTGCCTATTCTGCGGGTAAGCGAATTGCCGGTAAGGTTGGTAGTGCCGTTGTCTCCAAAGCGAAAAGTGCTTATTCAACGGGCAAAAATATTGTCTCAAAAGGTGCCGGTATTGTGCGTTCGGTCGGCGGTTCCGCACTGTCTCTGGGTAAAGGACTATTTGATAAACTCAGCTCTTTTGTTAAACCCGCAGTTGCCGGTGGCAAATCGTTAGCATCGAAAGGCGCTAACGCCGTGAAATCGCTTGCCGGTAGCGCTGTCAGTAAAGGTAAGGATCTTCTGTCGAAAGGTTCCGGTTTATTCTCAAAGATGGCCGGTCCGATTCTGTCAGTTGGCAAGTCGTTATTGTCAAAAGTACCGAACTCAATTAAGTCAGTAGCCGGTTCTGCGCTTTCCGCCGGAAAGGGTTTACTCACTAACGGCAAAGTACTGGGTACCATTGGTCGAATAGCATCGGTTGGGCTTCGGGTTGGTCGTATGGCCACGCCTTTAGGATGGGCGAGCCTGGCAGCTGAGGGCGCAATCCGCCTTGGCTATCATGCTTATAAAAAGTACCAGAAATCGGCTAAAGAGAAAGAAGCGGCTGGCGAAACGGGCAGTGCAGATGTCGGCAAGAGTGCCACAGATGTTTATCCGCAAACGGTAACGCCAGGTATGGCTGCCAGTGCCGGAAGCCCGAAAAACTATACCATTAATAGTACTCCTCAGTTCCAGATTAATATCCTACCGGGTACGCCGGAACAGCAGATTAACGATATCCGTCAGGCGGCTTCAGAAGGCGTTAAGCAAGGCGAGAAACAATTAACTGCCACTGTGACAGGGGGATTATCATGAGTAGCGTTTGGGGAATATTAGCCAAATATTTAACCTCACCTTCCGGCGTTGTCGGGTTCCAGAATGAGTATATCAATATGGAATTCGACGTGATTACGAACGAAAGCCATAACTGGACTGCCGATGTTACTACCAACCCGATTGAAACCGGAGAAGTGGTTACCGATCATGTTCAGCTTAAGCCTGACTCGCTGGAAATCTCGGGGATCGTTAGCAATGCCTCTATTCAAAGATGGCGAGGGCGTTTTTAGAAACGGTATTTGATTTTCTTAATGGGGAATCAAACGTTCAAAAAGCCTTTGATCAACTGAGAATGCTGTTAGAGAAGCGCCAACCTGTGATGGTATATACCAAATACCGTAACTATCCGGATATGGTACTGACTCGGTTATCTATTCCGCGTAAAGCGGGTGACGGTGACTGTATTGAGTTCTCAGCAACGTTTACCCATATAAAGCGGGTTTCTACCTTAACTGTCGATGCTGAAGAAGCGGGAATTAATCCTAAGCAGGGAGATTCACCGGCAACGGAAAGAAAATCATCACCAAAAAGTGATAAAGGCTCTGCCTATCCTTCTACCGCTGAGCCGGATGTAGCGGTATATGTCGAGAATAAAACCACCACAATAGAGAATACGGTTTCTATTGAAATAAATCATGAGAGTAAATGATATGGCAACGGTATTAAAAATTCCTGTTGATGCTGGTATTGCCGATCAACAAATGAATATTACGCTGGATACAATACCTTTAACGCTAAGAGTCACCTGGAATGAGCTTGCTCAGTACTGGACTCTGTCATTGGCTAAGCGTGATGGTGAAGCCATCCTCAGTAATATTAAGATGGTAAAAAACACGCCGCTAATCAGACGCTATCAATTATCGACTCCCCCCGGGGAGTTTATTTTTATGGATAACTATAGCGGGAAAGAGCGGCCAGATTTTTATTCATTAGGCAACGATCACCAATTACTTTATCGAACTAAATATTAATTTTCTGATGCCCTGATATACCCCAAATAGTTCACGTTATAACAAGGCGGGTATAACCTTATTTAAATAACAAGGAGCGGTATGCTATTTAATCGTGTCGCAGAATTAGTGGTGGGCGAAGCTAACGGTAAAGCGGTTATTATTAACGATCTTCGTTTCTCGTTTGAGATTACTAAAGATAACGATAAAACCACCAATAAGCTGGCGCTTAAAATTTACAATATGAATAACCAGACGCGTAATTTAGTTGAACGCGTCAATAACAGTGTCATCTTAAAAGCCGGTTATGAAGATGATATTGGTGCAGTCACCATATTTACCGGCACCGTGGTAAGCGCATGGACGACGCGGGAAGGCAACGATACGATTACTGAGCTTACCGTCAGGGATGGTGCTTTGCCACTACGACAAACCAAACTGTCATTAAGCTATGCTCCGGGAACTTCCGCTGTGGATATTTTACATGACGTAGCGGCTTCTTTTGGCTTACCCGTTAAGCCATTACCTGAAAAAATTACTGATAAGCCGTATCGGCGAGGCTTTGCTTTCTGTGGCAAAGCTGAAACAGCAATGCGTGATATTTGTCATTATCTGGGGCTTACCTGGTCGATACAAAATAATGAGATCCAAATTCTGAGCAAAGATCATCCAATCGGCGATGAACTGGTTGTTTTAACGCCGGATAACGGACTTATCGGATTACCGACGCGGATTATTGATTCAACGCGCAATAAATCTCAGGGTGAATCCTCTCCGCCTTCCAAGCTGGTGCTGTCGCAAAGCCTTGGTGATAAAAGTCAGTTTCAGATCGAAGGCTACAACGTGAAATGCTTGCTGCAGCCAAGGCTCTATCCCGGATGTTATGTCGGGCTGGAAAGTGACATGTTGTTGCTCGATCCTTCGGCTGACAAAGATCGTTCTGAGCGCCCCAGAGCATTTTTCCGTGCCGAAGTCGTCACCCACAGCGGTGACACCTTCGAAGGCGATTGGATCACCGAGTGTGAACTGAAGTCGATTCCTCAGGGAGGCAACGGTGGCGGAAAATAATAACCTAATGCAGGCGTTACAGACGCTGATTCAGTCGGAAACCAGTCAGATCAATACGGCGGTCGACGGCATTATCGAGAGCTACTCTGCCGGTATTGCCAGCGTAAAGCCAATTCCTAAACAACGGTTTGTCGACGGAACCTCTCTTGATTATCCGGTGATTCCTAACGTTCCGGTGATGTGGCCACGATTTGCCGGTGATACTGCCGGAGTCAAAGGCCCGGTTCGTTCGGGAGACAAGTGCCTGCTGGTGTTTTGCCAGCAGGCGGTGGATGACAGCGATGATGAACGGCGTTTTTCGCTGACCGATGCTTACTGCATCGTGGGCGGCTTTGGTAAAGCGCAAGACCGCGGTGCTGAAAACGATCAAATGCAGCTCTATTTTGGCGAGGCCTATGTGGCACTGACGCAAGAGGGCAAGCTGCTGATTAACGCTCCGGCCGGCGTTGAAATAACCACCCCTGAAACGCTGAATAAAGGATTGCTTACCACCGAAGGCCAGCTCAGCTATCAGGCGGGAATGTCCGGCAAAGGCGGAGCAACCATTAACGGAACGGTAAAAGCGACCGGCGACGTTCAGGGCAGCGGCATTTCATTAACCCAGCACACTCATCGTGAACACGATGGGCCTTCAACAGGACTTTCGCAATGATTGACTTAAAACTCGATTCAACCGGCGATCTCGATCTGCAGCGCAATGACCTGATGTGGGTTGACGGTGCTGAACGGGTGCATCAACAGCTGCTGATTAAGCTCAAGCTATGGAAAGGCGAGTGGTTTTTAAATACCGGCTTCGGTACCCCTTACTTAGAACAGATTTTAGGTAAGCAAATCACTTTAAACGGGGCGCTTGCCGCCTTAAAAAATAGCATCAATCAAGTGGATGGCGTGCAGGAGATCGAACAATTTAACTATGATTTTGACCGGAAAACACGGCAGCTAAACGTCAGTTTTTCCGTTAAAACGCCTTATGGTTTAGTCAAATATAAAGGTAACCAATAATGGCTTTAACAAACAATGGCTACACAATTAAGCGCTTAAGCGAGCTCAAAAAAGAGTACGACCGGCTGCTGGTAAACCGCTTTGGCCCGATTAATACCCAGCCGGACTCGGTTATCGGCCAGCTTGAAGGCATTTGGGCCGAAGCCTTGGCCAATATTTATGAACAGGCTCAGGATACTTACCATGCCATGTATCCGTCCAGCGCCGAAGGCGTTTCTCTGGACGGCGCCGTTTCATATGTAGGTATTACCCGCTTTGCTGCATCGGCTACTCAGGTCGTGGCGGTGGTGTATGGCCGAGAATCCAGCCTGCTGAAAAGCGGTGCTCAGGCCAGCGATGGTAATCAGCGCTATCAGAGCTTATACGATACGGTGATTAGCCGGGCCAATGCGGTGGACACTCTGATTGAGATCGAGGCAAAAGATAACGCTCAGTATTCGTTGAATATCAGCGGAACGCTGTTCAGTTACACCACCGAAAGCGGCGCGTCTGTTGCTCAGATTATTGACGGGCTGGGCCAACAGCTTAATCCCGAAGCTCTGCTGTATGAAGTGCAAAACGGCGCACTGCGTATTTATGCAACGGATGGCGCAACGCCTTTTGCCTTATCTGTAGGGGATAAGCTCAAGCTGACCCGCATCGGTTCACCCTGTCGTTTTATTGCCATGGACCTTGGCCGCCACGTTTTACCTATGGGCGCTCTGACCGATATTGTCACTCCGCGCAGCGGCTGGGAGTCGGTGAGCAATCTGGGCGAGGGGATTGTTGGCCGGGAACGGGAAAGTGATGATGAGCTGCGGGCTCGCTTTGAGCAGTCCCGTCAGGTTACCGGCTCCGCCACCGTTAAAGCTATTCGGGCCAGGGTGCGGGAAGAGGTTACCGGCGTGAGCGAGGTGTATATTTTCGAGAACCGTACCAATAAAGTGACGGACGATGGCATTCCGCCTCACGCCTTTGAAGCGCTGGTAGTCGGTGGCGATGGTCAGGCGGTTGCTGATGCGTTGTGGAAACATAAGCCGGCCGGTATCGAGACCTATGGCACTCACTCGACGATGGTCAAAGATGAAAACGGTGACGGCCAGCGAATTTATTTCTCCCGGCCGGCTCAGCGTATGGCATGGATTCGGGTTAATGTCACCGGTTTGTACGATGAAGAAGCGCTGCCGCAAGGGGTGATTAACAGCATCAAGAAAGCGGTGATGAGCTACGGTCAAACGCTCAATATCGGTGACGATATTATCTTACAGCGCATGCTCGGCCCGATTTATAGCAATACCAGCGGTCTGGCGACTATCACTATTGAAGCGGCCATTACCGATAGCCTTGATGATAATCCTGAGTATCAACGGGAGAATATCGCTATTGATAAACGCAGCGTAGCGCTATTTGATGAAACCCGGCTGGAGGTGATTGGGCTATGACAATTCCCTACAAAAAAACCGCGCTTTCACGGCTGGTAGGGCAATTTGATGATAAGCCCAGAGTAAAAGCGCTGGTGGAGTCAATGGTTACGCCGCTTGAAGATTTATCGGCAGACTTTGAACAGCTTAAAAACAGTCGCTGGATAGATACCGCTTCCGGTGCCCAGCTCGATGGCTGTGGCCATATTGTTGGCGTAGCCCGTATCAGCCGGGAAGATGAGGAGTATCGTACCGCGATTAAAGCGCGCATCCTCAGTAATACCTCTAAAGCCACGCCGAGAGATTTAATTGAAGGTGTGCGCTTTTTGACTAAGCCTGATGAAATTCAATATCTGGAGAGCTATCCGGCATGTGCCATATTGTTTACCGACGGCGAACAGGTGCCGGAGGGAAGCCAGACCATTTTGCAGGATATCGCCCCGGCGGCAATTGAGAACGTTCCGCTGATGGTGAGCTATGGCCGGGCTAAACCGTTCAGAACCGGTCGCCTTGCTAACCCGATGAGTATGGGGGTGAAGCCTGACAATGGTGCTGAAGGCGGGCTACAGGCAAACGATACACAACTTATTATTAGCAATACTAACCCGGTGGGTACCGCCAGACTAAGCGGTATGGCACCGGTGAAAAACCCGCTAACCGCCAACGGCGGCCGAATCAGCGTCGGCAGCGGCATTTTAGCCGTCAGCACCTCTTATGAGGTATTCGACAACGGATATCACTTACCAGGAGTCTTTCAATGACCACCTTTGCAGAAAAGAACATCGTCTTCCCCGACGGGCAGCTTAACGTTGCGCCGCTGCCGGAAGCGGTGATGATTAACGGCTTTACGCCAGAAACCCGTGATGCACCGGGTATGCCGCTGCCGGCTCAGTATCTTAACTGGCTGTTTCGGGATATCTACCGTAAAGCCGGACAGCTAGAGCAGAAGACCAACACCCTCAACGAGCGGGTGATTCCCGCCTGGATGCCGATCGCCTGCCCGATGGCCGATGCGCCGGCCGGATATTTAAAATGTAACGGTGCGGCGTTTGATAAAGAGCTGTATCCGGAGCTGGCGATGGGCTACCCGTCGGGTAAGTTACCGGATCTGCGCGGCGAGTTTATTCGCGGCTGGGATGATGGGCGAGGGGTTGATGAAGGACGTGCAATTTTAAATGCCCAAGGTGATGCTATTAGAAATATAACGGGTAGATTTTGGGATATTGTTTATCAGAGAAATACTGGTGCTTCTGTCGAAGGTGTTTTTTACATGGATGAGAACATATTAAATATGAGAACCTTTCATTCTGGTGAAATTAATACCCCAACAGGAGACAGTATATATTTTAGTGCAGATAGAGTTGTGCCCACAGCAAGTGAAAATCGCCCCCGCAATATTGCATTTTTATATATCGTGAGAGCCGCTTAATGAAAACAATATTAAACGAAAATGGTTTTGCCATCTCTGATGGTTTTGTTCATGTCTACCATACTGATGCATCAACAGGTGAGTATATCAATGAGTCCAACGAGTTTTTAACTCAGGGCGTTGGTTTACCTGCCCATAGCTTTATTGAGCCGCCTTTGAAGGCGAAAGAAGGTTTTGCCGTATGCCGTACTGAATCGGGTTGGGAATATAAGACTGATTACCGTAATAGCGTGGCTTATTCCACCGAATCCGGTTCTCAGTCAAGGGTGACTGAATTAGGCGAACTACCAGCGAACCTGACATTTTTAGTGCCAAAAACTCAGTTTGATCAATGGAATGGCGTAGAATGGGTAACCGATCTTGCCGCCCAACGTCAGGCTGAAATCGATACGGCTAAAGCAGAGAAATATCGCTTAGAGCGGGGCGCTAAAGAGATGATTGAAAAACTATCCGATGCGCTTGATTTAAATATGGCTCTAGACGGTGACGAAGCCCGATTAACTGCATGGCGGAAGTATCGGGTATTACTCAACCAGCTTGATATTAATACTGCCTCTGATATTGCATGGCCTTTACAACCCACTGAGTAACGGTTAGTACATACCCTATATCAATATAACTTTTATCGATGGCTTAGAAATTAATTTTAATTTCACGGCCGGTTTTCTGCTTGGCTTTTTTCAGCGGAATACACTAATAAGGAAACAAATATGGCCTTAACCATAGAACAAGAACAGGCGTTATTAGCATTACTCAATGAAAAGAAAATCACATTATCTGAACTGCCTGCGGCAACCGGTATTAGTGAAGACGATTTGATGCTGATTCGCCAGGGTATTCTTGATAAGTCAGTAAATAGTTCGGTAATGAAGCGTCACTTTACCCCTGCGGCGGCGTCGTTAACTGAATCGGGTATTACCAAGCTAAGTAATGCGATTAATAGTGATGATGAATCGATCGCAGCAACGCCTAAAGCAGTTAAGTTATCTTATGATTTAGCCAAGAGTAACGTACCCCCGACGCGTAAAATTAATGGAAAAGCGCTTTCAAGCGATATTACTTTAACTCCATCCGATCTTGGTATTATTGATACGATATATCCGATTGGTGTTGTTATGTTTTTTGCCGAAAATAAAAACCCTAATACTTTATTTCCAAGTACCACATGGAAATATGTCGGAGAAGAAAGAACTATTCGATTAGGTAAGATGGATGGTTCAGATCTTAACGAATTAGGTGGGGCGGATGCAGTAACGCTGACGACGGCAAATATACCGGCGCATGCTCATTCTTTTAGTGGCACAAGTAGTTCGTTTGATTATGGTACCAAAACAGTAAGTACGTTTGATTATGGGACTAAAACATCAAGTACAATTGGAGAACATTCTCACGGTATAATGGGGGGCTATTGTGGCTTATCGTCAGGTAATGGTAGTTGGGTAGATGGGCATTTTTCAAATACTCAGTTTCATTCAACAAATGCTGCAGGTAGTCATGCCCATACAGTCTATATTGGTGCTCATAATCATACCGTCGGTATTGGTGCTCATAACCATACCGTTAGTGGTAATACAAATTCTGTAGGCTCAGGAACATCTTTTAATGTTACTAATGCCTATGTCAAATTAATGGGCTGGTATAGAACGGCATAA